ATCTTGATTTGCTTTGCTTCTTGAATGTTCATGTCTTACTGTGGATTAAGTGGTGTATGTATTTCTGATGATTTGTTGAGGATAGCATGTATTGATATGATAACCAAAGACTTATCTGCTCAACAAACTCTCAACAAATGGTTCTTTTCAACAAAATCACTGGGCATAAGAGAAAGACAGGCATGAGCCGTCATGTTTTCTCTTTTCAACAGTCCCTTTCTTTTGTTGAGAGAATTGTTGAGAAAATGTTGAGCCGTAATTGCTTGATATTCAATACTTCTTTCATTATATTCAACAATTCAACAAAATTATTTGCGATTTAGCTTGTCCCTCGTTACGGTGTAGAACCTGCCCACACGTTTTGTTGGCGAGTAGTGACCGCAGCTGTTATAGTTGTACTCGTATGAGATGTAGGTGAGGGCGTTCTCGGAAGGTTGCAGCTTCCAACAGTCCTGCACTATCTTTCGCACAAGGTGCTTCTCCGCTTTCACATGGTTGCATTGCAACAAGGCGATTGCGTCATTGAGGCAGAACTGCAAGCTGTCTGTTTGGGTGTTCTCCATAATTTCAAGGAACAGCTCCGACATTTCCACCTCAAGCCTGTTGCGGTTGCAGCGTATGATTCTTCTCAGTGCATCAGTAGCTATCTGTTCGGGAGCGAACCACATTCGGCTCTTGTGTTCGGTGGACAGCGTTCTGCCTTGCAGCTGGAACAGAAAAGCAGGTATCTCAGCCTTTAGTTTCTCCAAGAAGTTGGTATCATCCGCTTGCAATGATGAAATCTTCCTCACCCAATATCGGGTCTCTCCCTCGTCAATGATGACAGGCAAGGACTCGTTGTTGGAACATAGCACGAACTTGGCAAAGAAAGAAATTTCATTTCTGTCCTTGCCCTTGGCTTCCACCTTATACGAGAGTGTGGTGCTGAGGTTCTTCAACCGCTCGGAATCCTCCCTGCGGCTGAGCAATACCTCGTCCACGACTATGAGCAGTTTGCCAGCCCAATCGGAGTTGAACTGACTGCGGAAGTCCTCGTTGGTGTTGAATGTTACGTTGTCTTGAAACAACGCTTTCAGAAAGTTCAAGAATGTGGTCTTGCCAGTGTTTCTTTCCTCTGATACAAGCAACAGAATGGGCAACTTTTGCACAGGTTTGAGATAGAGTAGTTGCAGGTAGTCCATGCCAAGCTCGTATTGCTCACCAAAGATGTGACTTACCAACTTCTTGATGTTCGGAAAGTCCCCTTGCATTGGCTTGTGACCTATCGGCTCGTATAGATTGAGGAAACCATCTATCACCGTGCGATGGTTCACATGTTCTGGAACGGTACAGAAGCCGTCATACTTGTGAACGTACTTGATGAACTCCTTGCCGTAGTCCTGACGCAAGGTTTCCATGTTCCAAGGAATGCGCTTTCTTACCTTTCCACCACTGATGTTAGGTTGGTCAACCACCTTGTACAAGGTAGTGCCAACACGGATGAACACCTCGTTTGGCGGAGGTGCTGCCTGTGGCTGTTTTCTTTCCACAGCTACAGGTTGTTTGTTGTTGTTTGTCTTGCTCATAATCTAACCTTTGTGAGTTGATAAAATTAAAGTTGCAAAGGTAAGGGTGGAAAATCAAAACGCAAAACACAAACTTGCGCAGAATGGAGAAGTTTGCACCGGCAATGTTAAAAGATTGGAAATCAAGGTGCTTGATGTAGGCTTTCGGGATAAAATAAAACGAAAAAATCCCAAAGAAAGGCTTCCTTGTAAACCTTTCCTCGGGATGAACAAAAAGTAATTTTACATTATACTTTTACTTGTCTGGTTCTAATTCTTCTACTGCATAAATGGCATGTAGTTCAACTTTCTTAATCTTAGGATATGCCGTTTTATAATAATCTGTCACATCTTTGACTATACTTTCTTGGTCATAGTAAAATGTAGCCAAAACGACTTCCGTATAATTACCAATAGGTAATAAATGCCAAACTTCGGAGTTATCGGCATTTGGCTGAATCTTAAGAATTCCATCCATGCGGACATTTCCTTTATCATCTGTAATGGTTAGTCTCTTGGTTACATAAGAGCCGAAAGGAATATAATCACGAGTACGTATTGTATAATATTTATTGTATGAGTCTTTCTCTATGGCATCAGCTGCAATAGTTGCAGAATCCTCAGAAGAAACACCTTCAACAAAACATTTTCTATCTACCACATACATTGTTCTACTAAGTTCCCAAAGAGCCGTCCAATCTTTTACTTCAACCTTTAATACAGCAGTATTTCCATCGGAATCGGTTATGGTGATAGTGGTATTTCCTACAGAAACACCACTTACATAGATTTCTTTCTCTGCTTCATTTGTTGAGCACGAGACTTTGGCTATACTTTCATCGGAAGATGTTGCTGATATTTTGCCTTTAGCTCCATTTACATTAACTTTGCTGCTACTTTCCGTATAGGTGGTAAGAGAGGTAATCACAATCTTTTTACCAGTATTTATGTCACCAATGATTTCGTCTTGTGTGAGTTGAATACCAGAGTCATCATCACCGCAGCTTGCCAAAGATAGCAAAGCGGTTAATGCAATAAGAATCATTTTAATTTTCATACATTTCTTCAATATTAAAGGGTTACACTTATATCTAATAAACGCAGACCGTATCAAAAACTTGCATGAGATTTCATATTTTTCTTCATGTGCAATATAAATCACCCTATCAAGAATTTTGTGAATCAATAAATCTATACGACAATAAATCAGTAAATCAATAAGTCAATACGACAGTGAATATCCAAGCGTCAAAGATGCGACCATTCTCAACTAAAAGCATTTGTCCCTCCGTAGAGTTGCAGGACAATGGCTGTTTTCTCTTTTGCTCCGTACAACCTCTTGAAGATGGCATCACGAAGTTGCGCTGCACCATTAGAGGTGAGACGGAAGCAAATGGCAACAACCATAGGGAATCCATACAATGTTTGCCAAATACCTTTGGAAAGTTCTTGCCTCTGTTGGACTTTCGACATCAACAACATACCTTCTTTATATATGGCTCGTATCACAGAGTTGAGTTTCGGGGCGGTAACATGAAGCATATCCACCAACTCGCCCTCACTCATCCACAAGTTCTCCAAGTTGGACGGAATGGATAACATTCCATTTCCGCCCACGGTGATTACAGTCCTTTTCATGCCATTCCTCCCATAACTGGCAAATGCCCCTTGATTCGACTTTCAAAGACTGCTATGTCATGGTCAAGCTTGGTGCTTGTCACCTTAGCGTATATCTGCGTTGTGGTGATGTTCGTGTGACCAAGAATCTTACTCACACTTTCTATCGGCATACCATACTCCAAGGCTAAAACAGCCCAACTATGACGGGATACATGGAACGAAACCCGCTTCTTGATGCCACACATTACAGCTACTTTTTTGATGCGCTTGTTGATGCCGTCAAGATTACCAATGTTGAACAAGTGGTTGCCCTTTCTGAAAGATTTGTATCGCTCAACAATCTGCATAGGAATATCCATCAGCTTGATTTGAAACGGCACGCCTGTCTTCTGACGCTTGGACACAATCCAAGGAGCACTGTTTACCATGCTGATATTGTCCTCAGTCAAGTTCTTGATGTCAATGAATGATATACCTGTCCAACAACCAAAGATAAAAAGGTCTCTCGCAAATGCCATGTTGGGGTCTTCCAACTTTATCTCAGTCATGGCGGTAAGCTCGTCCAAGGTCAAGAACTCACGTTCCTTATGGTCTGGATCAACGTGGTACATGGCAAACGGATTTCTCGGTATCTTGCCGTTGTAGTGTGCCGCCGTAACGATATGTTTCAGAGGTATGGAGTAAATCCAAATGGAGGACTGCGCAAGCCCTACCACATTTTTCAAGTAAAGGCAATAGTCACGGATAAACTCCTCGGTAAGCTCATTCATGGACATATCGCTGCGCTTGTACTGATACTTGATGAACTCGGCAACATACTTTCTTACCGTCAGATACTTGCGGTAGGTGTTCTTGGCTCTGTCCTTGCCTACACGCTTGGCAAAGGCTGCGTTCTCCTTGTCGAAAGCTCTGAGCAAGGTCTCGTATTCGGTGCCTATGCCTTGATAGGCGTTTCTCACCATTTCAGCGGTAACGAACGCCTCACGGTCGGAAAGTCGTTGGTAATGCTTGGCGATTTGAGCCTTGATGTTGTCGAGCGCAAAATTCACCTCCTTGGCTTCCTTACTCTTGCCTATGGCTCTGTTGCCCTTGGCATCCCAGATAGCCTTGGTAACGCTCTGCTTGCAACTGAACTGTGCGATAGTTCCGTTGATTGTCACACGTCCCATGATAGGGACAATTCCGTTTCTCTCCTTGCTTCCATTTACATAGAAGACTGTCTTGAAAGTGCATCTCATAATTCTTACTTTTTTGTTCGGTGCAAAATTAAACTATGAGAGCTGCATGACAAAACCAAAACTTACGCAGAATGGGGAAATATGAACCGTCACCGTTAAAAATGCTTATTAGGGCGTTTCTGCGAGGTAATGATTTGAAAGCGTTTCTATTTCTCCAATCTGCGTTTTTCGCTATTCCTCGTCTATGCCACTTAATGCCAACAACAGCCACAACCACTTGAAACTCAAAATAAAAGCATCATTCTGCTATATTTTGCTTTTTTAGGCGTTATTTTTAAGGAAAAGAAATATGATCAAAGCAGAACAGATTTACCAGGCAACCGATGACGGACTGGACATAATCATCGCATTATACCCGGACGCCAAAGAATGCGTGCAGAAATACTGCACAGGAACGCCCAAGAAGCACTTTGCCATCCGAAAGGAGAATACCCCATCGTGTTCCCTGAAGAAGTACAAGGAATGCTGGAGAGTAACAGACTTTGGAGGCGAAGGAAATGCAGAATCTCCTATCGATCTCTATATGAAGGAGAAGAATATCGACCGTTTCCCTGATGCCATCCTTCGCCTGGCAGCAGAGTATAACGTTACCGATGAGCTCAAGAAGGATGTAAACAAGCCTACTTTTGCAGAACGTGATGCCACCATCGATGAGAAAGATGGTACCCGCATCTTTGAACTCAATGATAATTTCACGGAAGATGAACTGAAGGTTCTTGGCCCAAACGTGAAGCAGGAACATGTGGATGCCCTAAACTGGCATTCAGCCAAATGGATTGGATATGTCAAAGACCGCAAGGTCAAGATCAAATACAGCAATGAGCACTACCCTATCTTCATGCGTGAGTGCCTGGTTTCTCCAGCTGAAGGAGAGAAACCGGAAGTAAAATTCTACAAGATATACGAACCGCTCAACTTCAGCAAACAGTGGAGATTCTCATATACTCCTGATGGTGTCAAGCCTAAGAAGTACATCAATGGTCTGGCTGAGCTCAAGAAAGCATACCATGAGTTCAACGCCAAGGAGATGGCTGAATTCAACAAGACCAACGTCGATGAATCGAAGGTCTATAAAGAACAGAAACTTCCTGAAGCATTCATCTGCAGCGGCGAACGAGATAGCCTCTGCTGCAAGTCTCTCGGTTATCACCCTCTATGGTTCAACTCTGAGACCTATAAGCTCAGCGAGGAGGAATACAGAGAAATCATGAAGTATGTGGAAGTACTCTATAATATACCGGACATCGACGAGACCGGTATCTCCAAGGGAACGGAACTTGCCCTGCGCTACATTGACATACATACAATCTGGCTGCCACAATGGCTCAGGACCTACCACGACAACCGAGGAAAAGGCCGCAAGGATCTCCGTGACTGGATGGAGCTGCGCAATACCCGCAAGGACTTCCGCAACCTGATGACGCTGGCCATGCCTGCCCGTTTCTGGGTGAGCAAGCTCAACAAGAAGTCCAACACCTGGGACCACTACATCGATACAGCGTGCCTCTACAATTTCCTTCGCCTTAACGGTTTCTACACGCTCCACGACGAGAACTCCACCATCACGAAGTATGTAAGAATCACCGGTAACATCGTGAAGCTCATCACCACAAGAGATATCCGTGAGTTCTGCCGACAATGGGTCATCGACAGAGCAGAAAAGCGAGATATTCTCAACCTGGTATTGAATACCCCGAAGCTCTCCAGCGCTGCGCTCGATTCACTCCAGGAAATAACGCTTGACTTCACCAACTACACCAATCATTCACAGCTGTTCTTCTTCCCTCGTGTCAGCATAGAGGTAACCAAGGATGGTCTGATTGAGTATCAGCGTGAAGGAAGCTCGCTCAAGAACTACGTATGGCAGGAGAACGTCATCGATCATAACTTCAAGAAGCTCGATGATATGTTCACCATCACGCGCACCATCGATGAGGATGGCAGACCGAAGTTTGATATCGAGGTCAAGAACGTGAGTTCTCACTTCTTTGGCTATCTGATCAACGCCTCACGCACCTACTGGCGCAAGGAACTGGAATACAACTTCGAGGAGAGAAGCGTTGATGAGAAAGAAGCATATCATAAGGCTCACCTATTCGATATCGCAGGTGAAGGCCTGACCGATGTCGAGATTGCCGAACAGAAACAGAACCTCATCAACAAGATATTCACATTCGGGTATATGCTTCATCATTACAAGTCTCCTTCACGAGCATGGGCGCCTATGGCCATGGACAACAAAATCGGTGAAGACAACGAATGCAACGGCCGTTCGGGTAAGAGTTTCTTCTTCAAGACACTCTCTTTGCTGATGAAGACCGTTAAGCTGTCCGGTAGAAACCCGAAGCTGATGGACAACCCTCATGTCTTCGACCAGGTAACCCAGCACACTCAGATGCTGCTGCTCGATGACTGTGACCGGTATCTCAACACAGGACTCTTCTATGATAATATTACTTCAGATATGACTGTAAACCCAAAGAACAACCAGAGCTTCACTATACCTTTCGAGGATAGCCCGAAAATTGCCTTCACTACTAATTATGTGCCGGCAGATTTCGATCCATCTTCAGAGGCGAGATTGCTGTATATGGTGTTCTCAGACTATTATCATCAGCGCACGGAGGATAATGACTACCAGGAGACCAGAAGCATCAGAGATGACTTCGACAAGGATCTGTTTTCCAAGACCTATTCTGAGGCCGAATGGAACGCAGATATCAACTTCTTCCTGCAATGCTGCCGCTTCTACATATCTCTCGTGGGAGAACCCGTAAAGATACTTCCACCTATGGAGAATATCGTTAAGCGCAAGTTTAAAGCTGATATGGGTGTAAACTTCGAGGATTGGGCCAGTTCTTATTTCTCTGAGGAGAGTGGAAGACTCGACGAGTTTGTCGTAAGAGAAAAGGCATTTACAGACTTCAAACAGTTCTCTGGCCTTAACAAAGCAACGACACAGAGCTTTACCAAGAAGCTGAAGGCATTTGTGGAGCTATGCCCATACATTGAAGCCCTGAACCCGGATGACCTCTGTAACAGCCAGCATCGCATTATCAGAAGAGATCCAGCGCATCCTGATGGAAGCCCGGTTGAGATGATTTATCTCAGAAGCAAGAAGAGTGATTCTCCAAAAGAAGAAACTCAAGCAAAAAAGGGTGATTATCAATCGACAATCGACTGGAGCAAGATAGATACTAATAGTAACGAACCTTTCTAACCCCCTACATATATAATAGGGTATATAGCCCCAAGTTATAGTGCAAAGGTACAAAAAATATCTGAATTATGCAAATATTTTCGGCAAAATTTTCAAGCGAAATTCGCTGATTTTTATATTTCTTTTCTCATGTTACGAGGGAGTGATGAGCATCTGTTCATCGCTCCCTTTTTCGTCTTCACCAGGTATGGCCAGCCCTGCCCGACAGGCTCATTTTAGCCCTTTTCCCCCGCCTACCGCTGTTTTCCCCACTCCCCTTTCTTATTTATTATACAAATCTTTTGTAACTCTGTAACAGAATGTTAGTAAGAAGGTATAAATAACTAGAAAAGAGGGGGTTAAATCCAATTTTGGACGTTTACAAAGTTGCGTTACAACTTAGTTACAAACTTTTAGGAGTTTGTAACAAACCATTTTTGTATCAGCGGCTTACTTCTTCATATAGGTTATGTTACAACTTTGTTTTGGCCCACTTTTTTGTATCTGAAAAATGTATCAAGAAAACAGAGCTGATTATCAGAGAGTTATAAAGCCAAAGTTACACGATACAAAAATACAAACTTTTCGGACGAAATTACATCACATCAAATTTACTAAGAAATATTAGCTTTTTACTAATAATTATTAGTTATCTCAATTTTTATTTGTATCTTTGCCGAAAAATGGCATATGAATAGAGTAGTTTACATCAAGGTGCCTGCTCATATCAGGCAATGGGCATACCACAGTTATGGAAATCCAATTATTTTCCCTATCATCGGCAACGAGGTTGCCGTCATACGTCGGTTCACAAGTAAACCGCCTCAGGCTAGAATGTCGCCAGAAGAACAGGAGAGCCAGGAAGAGATGGAGAAGGCGGATGCCGCCTCACTGCACCAGAGCGTGACGAATACCTTCAAAGATGAGGAGTACGAACAGAGCCGATGGCTCATTCACCCTAATGAGTATATCGCCATCTCGCTTCCGGAATCCAAGGCAAAGCCAATACGTGAGTACAACTACCTGGGCCCACGTGCCAGAAGAGCCGTGAAGGAGATGATCACCGACCTTTTCAAGATAGACCTCTGGGCATCCCTGAAGGACATCGCTGACCGCTCATGCAAGCTTTCATCACTCATTTCAGCCTGGTGCGAGCAACATGGCATTGGCATTGATTATGAGGATACCGTGCGCCAATGCTTCTACAGAATGCGCGATCAGCACGCAAAAAAGGGCATAAATTTAAACTCTACAACAAGATTTCATAAAGATTAATACAATTTTTTCCGTTTCGGCGAACAACTCCGAACAGAATGAAAATAATCGAAATAACCAAACAACTTAGAAATATGGCATACATCAAAAACATCATCAAGATTGAGATGACAGAGGCAGAAAACCTCAAAAGTGTCGTCTTCCCTATGGATCAGAGATGCATTGTACCGTCGGCTGCTAACTTCCGGTCAATTCAATGCAAAGTTCCGTCAAGTTGTGAGATTTCCGACAAAGTAGAGTCAAAAGTCCGCATTTTCACCTCCAAGCTCACCTTCAAGTCGTGCGAGCAGATAGATCCGAACTACCGACCTCTAGCCTTCAGAATCACCACGGCAGATGGCATTCGCTACCTTATGGGCTGCGACCGCCGACCATATCCGGTACTCACCCGTACCGAAAACCTGCCAAGTTCACATACGGAATCTTCCCTGATTACCTATACAGCAACTTGGACAGACGTCATCAGACCGCTCCAAATCATAGAATAAGTTTTTTTATTTCTTCTCCTTATTATATAACTTTGCGGCAATCAAATTCGCTAAGTTGTATGAAATATCAAATATCTATCACCGGTTATATAGGGTCGTGGACCAAGTTTATGGTCCGCGATATCCTTAATAACAACAAAGGCAAGCACGTCGATGTAGCCATCGATTCGCCGGGCGGTGCGGTTTCCGCAGGTCTCGCCATCTGTCAGATGTTCAAGGACCATGGCGATGTGACGGTTGACTTTCAGGCGGGCTTCTCTGCATCTGCCGCCACCATCTGTGCGATGGGCGCCAAGAAGATCCGAATGAACAAGTACAGTTTGCTCCTGGTTCATAAGTGTTCCACGGAGCAGTTTGTATGGAGCGCCCTCAATGAGGAAGAAATCGGTTCCCTTATCGAGCAGCTGCAGAAGCAGCAGGAAGACCAGCAGAAGATAGACAATATCATTGCCAATGTTTACTGCGATCGCTCGGGAAAGAAGCACGAGGATATCATCAAGGTGATGTCTGAAGCCAAATGGCATACCGTGGATGAGTGCATCGATCTCGGTTTAGTGGATGAGTCGATGGATGGCAAGCCGGCTGAAATCACGGAGTCAACACAGAACTTCATCAAGTACAACAATCTTCCAGCATTGCCAGAGGTCGTCAATTCCTGGTATGAGAAGAAGCCGGGCTTCCTGGGACGAATCTTCGGAAAGGAAAACTCACACAAAAATGTTTTAGATATGATTAAGAAATGGACTCACATCAACAATGTTCTCAACGTAGAGGGCATTGAGGCAGAAGAATCAGCCAAGGACTGCACCATCTCCCAGGAGCAGATGCAGAAGCTGGAGGATAAGATTGCTGCCGACTCCAGCTCGATCAAGACCAAGGACGAGGAACTCGATAAGGTCAAGAACGAGAAGAAGGAACTGGAGGATAAGGTCAAGAACCTGGAGAAGGATAAGAAAGACCTTGAAGAGAAAGTAAGGGATCTGGAGAAAGAACCGGGTGGCGAAACCCACACTGCCGTAGATGACAACAAGGCTCAGGACTTCTGCTCAGATCAAGTATCGGACGTTTTAATTGATTTTGCATAATATGGCAGAGAATGATAAATTTGTTGCACCTGTTGACGTAAAGGAACAGCTGCAAAAGACGGCAAAGATCTACCGTAATAAGTTAATCACCATGCCTACCAGAGGTCTGAAGAAGTCACTCAGCTACATGACTCTTCGCCCAGGCATCCGTGTATCAGAGACCGTAGGCGAACTTACAGGCGGTGCTGAGTTCGGTCCATACGATGAGAACCGCGTAGCTGACGGCAATGTCAAGATTACACCTCGTACCCTGGAGGTGTTCTTTGGCAATGTCGATATCAAGTTCTCACCTAACTCAGTTTATTCCACCATCTGGGGCGCCAACGTCACTAATGGCGATGCCCTGAAGAATGTGCCTATCACGCTGCAGGTTCTTCAGCTCCTCGCCCTGAAGCTCGGCAAAAACCTCGACAAGGTTCTGTTCAAGGCTGTACGCAACCCTACAGGAACAGGTTCTGTTGACCTCTTCAATGGTTTCGATACCATTGCCAAGACCGAACTGGATGCCGGCAAGCTTTCCAGTGGCCTCGGAAACCTTATCAAAATTGCAGATATTCTGGGCGACAACAAGACCATCAACGACGACAACGCCGTAGATTTCGCACAGGGCATCTGTGAATTCGCCGATGAAGAGCTGATGGCAGAGGATAAGGTTTACCTTTACGTTCCTCAGTCATTCGTCAACCTCTACAACCGTGCCTTCCTCAAGAAGTTTGGTGCTGCTCCTTACAACAAGGATTACAACCACCTCACCGTAGAAGGATTCGGCAACGTTGAGTTCGCTGTCCTTTCCAACAAGAAGGATGCTCCTTTCTTTGAACTTACTACCAAGAGCAACATGCTGGTGGGCGTCAACGAGATCAACAACAACGATGCTGAGCAGATTAAGGTCGAGAAGTATCACCCATGGAAACTCGACTTTATTGCTACCAAGTTCTTCGGTACCCAGTTTGAGAGCATCAACAAGGAGCGAGCCCTGTTCATCACCGATGATGGTACCAAGCCACTCATCCAGAAGGCAGCCACATCATCTGCCAGCCAGACTGGCGGCAAACAGAGTGACAAGGGCGCTACCGCTGACGGAAACGTCTAATGTTTCACCTTATATAATATAGGAGATTTAAATATGGCATGTACTAACAAAGATTTATATAAATCTGTGCGCAAATGTCCGGGTACGATTATTCGTCCCGGCATTAAGCCGAAGTTCCTGGCCATCCCGCTTTCGCAGATTCTTGCATGGCCAAAGCTTCCAGATCCTGGCGATACCACCAAGGGACTGGAGGAACTCGCCACCTATAAGGGTGACTTCACTCTTGCCGCTGATGCCAAGTGGCACGCAGTTGACCTCGTAGCACTCAAGTCTTCCATCACCACGGAGACTCAGGGCGAAGCTCCATCAGCTACCTTCCTCAACAAGGCAGAGTATATCATCGGCGGCACAGATGCCGATATTACCGGTTTCGGCCGTATGGCGATCAATGACGAACTGGTCTATGCCCAGCAGGATCCTAATGGCCGCTTCCGCATTCTCGGTAACGAGATGTTCCCGGTGAAGACCACATTTGCCCAGAACAGCGGCGCCGGAGCTACCGACTCAAAGACCTCAACTCTCGGCGTAGAGGCCACCGATTTCTGCCCTGCTCCATACTATGATGGCAAGCTTGAGACAGATGAAGGTGATATCAAGGGCAGCGATGGCTCTGCTTGGGAAGCAACCGATCACGCGTAAGATTTGCCCAAATTTACATAACTACACATACTGATTTGCTTAGGTGGCTCTCGCTTCGTGCCTGAGCCGCCTTTGTTTGTTTTCACCTTATTATATATTGAATATGGATCATCAATTTACCAGACAGATGCAGGAGTGGCTCAACTCCAAGCACGAATCGGATGCAGAAATCATCAAGGGAGCAGATATGCTCTTCCGTCTCAACCGAAACCGGTTCTATCATGTCCGAGCAACCCGACAGCCCCAGGCATACCGCACCAACATAGAGTATGAACTGAATAAGTTCCTCAAGATCCGTCTCGACAACATGACCATCGAGGAGGTCAGGAAGATGAACGATATCGTGATTTCTGAAGCCCAGGCTATCATTGCCGAAGGAGAAGCAGAGAATAACGGAGAAAATCAGGGAAAATCGGAGAAAAACGGCGATTCCATCGAGGAAAATGCCTCTACCGATGATACAGAACTCCCGTCCTCGGATAGCGATGGAGTGGCTGTTGTCCGTAAGGGCAAGCGCAAGGATCACGATTTCCTGCCCAAGGAAGTAGCCGACCTCTGGGATATCAACGCCAAGCGATACAAGGAAATCAAATCTACCTTCGAGACGCTCAAGGCGATGGAAGACAAGGAACCATGCGACCGATACGAGCATCTAAAGATTCTTTCGGATCTCGACAAGAAGTATCGTGCCGATATGCTCACCTACGACTCATACCAGGTGACACGTGCCGACCGTGACCGTGTAGCTAAAGCCAGACTCGCCGAAAATGCCAGCCAGGGTTAAAGTTGCCGATATACTCAAGCCCATCGATGAGGTGAAGACACAGGCATACTTCGGACGGCACCTGCACACACTCGGACTCATCAAGTGGATTCTTTCACAGATTGGTCCTGCTGATGTGTGGGTGTCTTCCTACTCCACCTCCGAGGAGTTCCTCAGAGGTTTCCGCCTGATGCGGGATTCGGGCAGCATCTCGTCGGCAAAGATGCTGCTGGATGTGAAGGCAAGCAAGAAGACCGTACACCTGTGGCGGCTTATGTCGGCATGCTTCGATGATGTCTATCTGGGCGAGAACCATTCCAAGGTGACGCTTTTCCGGAATGATCAGCATGTTGTTTCGGTCGTCACGTCCCAAAACCAGACATACGGCAGCCGTGACGAGAGTACCATCATCACCACGGAACCACAGGTCTTTGCCGACCTGTTCAATGGATATACCAGTCATTGTGACAATCAAAGCTTAAGAATCAATGGAAATTACTCAGGAGTTACTCAACAAAGTGCAAGAGCTGGCAGAGAACCTGACTCCGATCTCGGAGATGTCCGTTCTTTTGGATATTAAGGAGGATGTTCTGCGTGATGAGATTCTCGACCCTGCATCAGAGCTCCGGCGCGACTATTATCTGGGCATGGCAAAAGTCAGGCAGCAGATTCGCAGGAATGAGCTGGAGCTGGCTGCAGCCGGCTCACCTCAAGCCGTACAGCGCACACATGAATATCTGAATAAAATGATAGAGGAGATCAAGATATGAGAGAACCAGCCAACATCGATGCCATCATCGACCTGATGGACCGCACACCCGAAGAGATGGATGCACAGAATGTTCCCGCACCCGTGCGCGACCGCATTCTGCGCATCCGGGCTCTTTATGCCTGGTGGCTCATCAATCCACGCAAGACAGACCAGGAACTTGTCTTCAAGGATATGCAGGACTACAAGGTGCAGCGCATGATGGCTTATAATGACCTGCACCTCATCAAGCTCATACTGGGCAACCTGCAGAAGGTTTCCAAGGACTTTGCCCGGTACCGCTTCGACCAGATGATTCAGCGCACCTACGAGAAGGCAGACAATATGGGCGATGCCAGAGCCATGGCTGCAGCTGCCGCCGCATACGGCAAATATCACCTGCTCGACAAAGAGGATCCTGTCGATAACGGCTATGACCAGATACAGCCTCAGGTCTTCATACCTACTTCAGACCCTCGCCATCTCGGTCTCAAGCGCATACCTAACGTGATGGGCACCATCAAGAAGCTCATCAAAAAATACACCGACAACTCCATGGATCTCATCAAGATCGAGAGCGAAGACTATGACGAGCAGTTGCTGGAGTATACACCTACAGAGGAAATCAAACAAGAGGAGGGCACAACATGATAGAGCAATACTTCAACCCGGCGCAACAAGAGGTCAACCTCATCTCCGCTCGCGACAACGTGGTCGTGGGCGGTCGAGGCATCGGCAAGAGCATTCTCCATGCCACCTTCAACCTGCGCAACATGCAGCGCATGCCTGGCAGCAATGGCGGCTTCGTCTCCGCCAACACCAAGCGATGCCTCACCAACACCATACCGTCCATGCTACAGCACTGGGAGCGATGGGGCTTCCACCGTGGCAAGCACTATGTCATCGGCATCAAACCGCCCAAAAAGCTGGGGTGGCCTGATCCTGTCATCCCTCCTTCCAACTGGGAGAACACCATATCGTTCTACAACGGCTCCATCGGCACCATCATCTCACAAGACCGCAAGGGCACGTCAAACTCCCTCTCGCTCGACTACCTCGACATCGACGAGGCTAAGTTCATCGACTTTGAGCAGCTCAAAGACGAGACTTTCCCTGCCAACCGAGGCAATGTCAACCTCTTTGGCCAACACTACTATCACCATGGCATGCTCATTACTTCAGATATGCCCATGACTAAAAAAGGCTCCTGGTTCCTCAACTATAAAAAAGACTGCGACCCTCACCTCATAGAGGCGATATCATCACTCGTGGTCGAGGAGTATGACATACGCAACCGCATCAAGACCTCTGGCCACATCAGCCTATATGCCAAGCGCAGACTCAAAGAGATTGGGCTACTCCTGGCACAACTGCGTTCCAAGGCTCTCTTTTACAAGGAGTACTCATCCGTCTATAATGTCGAGGTCCTGGGCATGGAGTTCATCAAGCAGATGAAACGTGACCTCCCTGCACTCACCTTCCAGACATCAATCATGTGCAAGCGACCTTCCATCTCGCTCGATGGCTTCTACTCCAACCTCAGGGATGTCAACCTCTACTCTGCTCCAAACCTCGACTACCTCGATGGACTGGAGTATGATGTGGAAAAGCTGCAGCATGTCGATTCACGCATGGATGCAGACGTTGACCCAGACCGTCCGCTCTGCATCGCCTTCGATGCCAACGCCCTCATCAACTGGATAGCCATTGGCCAAGACAACCTGCGTGGAGAGGCCCGCTTGCTCAAGAGCATCTTTGTCAAGTATGAGGAGAAGCTGCCAACCCTGCTCGACAAGTTCATGGCTTACTATGAATATCATCGCTGCAAAGAGGTCAACTTCTACTATGACTCCACCTTCGTGGGCAACAACTACGCCCTGATGAATGATGACTTTCACACCTTCATCACCAACTATCTCACCGACCATGGTTGGTATGTCAACGAGGTCTATCTGGGCAACCCGATGGGGCATATAGAAAAAATGCTGCTCATTAACCGCATGTTCCTGGGCAAGGCTGACCACCGTGCCATGATCAATGATGAGAACAATGAAGACATGCTCTTATCCATCCGACTCGCTGGTGTCTACAATGGCAAGAAGGATAAGCGAGGCGAAAAGCTGGCAGAGACCGAAGAGGACAAGCTGGAGGCTCGCACCGATGGCTCCGATGCCTTCGACTCTCTGATGATTGGCATCGAGAAGTTCCCACAGGCTGATGGCTACGTCTCCTGTGGCTCCATGCTCTGATACGCTGACCGATTTACTTATTAGATAAATAACATGGTGGCTGGCATTCTTGCTTGACCGCCGATGAGGGGAGTGCGCTGTGAAGCGTGCTCCCTTTTTTCGTGCCCTTCCGTGACTATCTCCACATGAAAAACACGTTTTACATTCTTGCAAATTCTTTAACGGTCCTTTACATATTCCGCCCAATCCAAGGGGGTCGAGGGCGCGCTCGGGCGCAGGGCGGTGGGGGGTCCTTTCGGAGACAAAGGGCAATTCTTTCCCTTTGAATCCCTTGAAACCACGATAAAATCGGGGTTTTCCACTCTTTGGGTGTGGAAAACCTGTCGTAAAACGACACATTTTGCCCTCTCCGCCCCGAGGTCGAAGACTGCAAAATGCTGCGATTTCATCGCTCTAAGGTATGTTTTTCTCCCCAAACTCCGAAAAACATGGCTTTTTTGATGCCGCAAATTTCCCTCTTCTCATATCGTGTAAATATGTTAAAAATTGCGGTTTCATCGGTCTAGCATCCATGACGCTCAAACGCCACTGAGGCTTAACACCAGGGTAAAGGCAAAAAGCCTTTTCTTTGTCCGCTTTATCCGCTCCGAGAGCTTTTCCTGTATGAGAGTGGTATCCGTCAGTCATTATCTCTTTTTCCTCAGCAAAGGTACGGCGGACGGTATCACCAAGTACCGGCACAAGGCACTATTTAGCCAAAACTTTTTGGCAGCCTTCCACAATCTGAGATTGGGTATTCCTTAAAACTTTTGCCTAAATTCCTTGGCTTTATACCTCTTCTCCGCTCGTCTGCATTGCACCGTAAAAAGCGACTAAAACGACCGACGGACAGAATAAAAAAAACTCTCAGACGGGCAGACAAAGACGAGTTAAAGAAAAAGCTCCTTTTCTCCCTCTGGCTAGAATAAAAATTTAGAGCGTATGAAGACTTTCAATTATTACGAGTACAACTCCAAGCGTTTCGATACTTCAGCTGAAGCTGAGCAGGTGAGAAACTTCATCTTTGCCTTCAAGGATGGCAAGCAGTGGGCAACAAACTATGCTGCCGACATGGTGGTAAATAGTTTCGTAGATACCTATGGCGACAAGGCGAGCGACTTCGTTTTGGTATGCGCTCCAGCTGCCAACAACAAGAAGTACTGCAAGCGTTTCAACCGCTTCGCTCAAATGGTAAGCAAGGGCGCAAAGGTACAGAACGGCAACGAGCACCTTTCCATCTATGGAGAGCGCACGGCAAAGCACCTCTCTGCAGACCGTGTTTGCGAGAGTTTCGGCTACAGCGTAAGACTCGACAAAGACTACTTCAAGGGTAAGAAAGTCATCATCTTCGACGATGTCATCACGAGCGGAGCAACCGCCAACGAGTTTGCGAGCCAACTCGCAGAATGTGGCGCACAGGTCATGGGTGCAATGTTCCTGGCAAGAACCAAGAGAATGTATAACTAATCAAAATATAAACGATATGCGACAAAATTATAAAGACCTCTGCATGGAGGAAAGACCACAGTACAGAGCCTATAACCAAGGCTTCGAGACACTCACCAACGTGGAACTCATTTCGTTGGTACTCAATAGAGGAGCAGGCACACGTGAGAGCATGGAGCAAGCTAGGCAGATTTACAACGTCATGCAAGGCTCACTCAAGAACATCAAAAAGGCAAGACTAGAGGAACTAGAGGTTGTGCAAGGTGTGGGAGACTGCAAGGCGATAGCACTGCAGGCAGCTTTGGAACTGGGCAGACGCTACCAAATGGAAAAGGCTGAGAAGCAGACAGACCTAGGCAGCAGCATAGCACTCTACAACTATCTCCGACCAATCGTGCAAGACCTAGATACTGAGCGGTTTTACGTCATACTGATGAACCAAAACTTTCGGCTCATCAAGTGCATCAACCTCAGTCAAGGAGGCATCACAGAGACTGCCGTGGACGTGAGACTCATCATGAAGGAAGCCGTGCTCAACAACGCCACCATCATGGCAGTGGCACACAACCACCCATCTAACAGTCCACAGCCAAGCAAGGCAGACGACCTACTCACGCAAAAAATAGCCAAGGCGTGCGACATCATGCGCATCTTCTTCATGGACCATATCATCATGGCAGACGGCAGCTTCTACAGCTATCACGACAAAGGCAAGCTATAATATATATATAATAAGGTAAGGGGAAGGCTAAAACCTTCCCCCTCATTTTCCAAAAATTTTCGCCTGCGGCGAAAGCGTCTGGCAAGAGCCAAAAAGCGGTCGAACATTTTTTATATACCATTTTCCAATCTTTATTGCAATTTTTGTTGTTAAATTTATCATTAAATTTGCGATTTACAAAAAATATCCGTATCTTTGCATCGTGTTAATATAAACAGGATGTGAATTATGAGCAATACAACGACTATATATACAACATACCAAACTGATGGCAGCCCTGTTGTGGCTATACAAGACAAAGGTACTGGCAAGGTTGCATTCGCTGGTGTTACCAATAAGGCTAACTTTTTCAACATCAGTACTGCCGACAGACTCAAGGAGTTGATGACTCGTGCCGTTAACAACCGCACACGTGAGCGCAACTACTTCAAACTATATTGTGAAATGCTTGACGGCAATATTACCGAAGAAGAGTTTGATAAAGAGATTGAAGAGCATGAGGATAAGTACATCATCAAACAAGATAAAGATGCTTCCATTGAAGACATTGAGGTGGCTCTTGAGGTCAGCCCATCGCTCATGAGCATCACCTCGCCTGATGATATGGCTGAGGTATTCTCTTTCAGTGAAAAATCAATGCAAAAAAGTCTCCAATAATGGCTATATATATCAAAGAAGGTGAAATCATAGAGGGCAAAAAAGCTGATATCATTGCCAGAAGGGCTGAGTGGAAGGGACTCAAAGAGGAACCTATCACGGGCAAAAAGATGACATTATACGAACTAGACCGAAATAGTTCCGTAGAAATCACCGAAGCTCTTGAGCTCAACAAAGAGGACAAGAAAATACGAGAAGATCTCAACGTCCATGGCAATGTGGGTGACAAGATACAAGGCGATGCCATCAGGCTTTGGGTTGACTCCAAAAGAAATTCTCTGAAGTTCAATACCAGGGAGGGCATCTCTGGCAGACATGGAGCCAACCTAGTGAGCACTAACAAGCGCACGGTGAGCAAACTCAAATATTCATTCGATAATTATAAAAAACTTTTCAAACACTCGGCTATCGAGTCTAACATTAAAGGACATATAAAATGAACATAGATATTCTTGCATTGTGTGACTTTGCACAAGATAATGACGGCAAACTTACCATCGTGGGCACTTTTGACCACTATGTGGTAAGAAAAGCACCGCTGCCTAAGAGCAACCTCTTCATGGTAGCGAGAGTTAAGATGAACAGCGAGGAAAGCAAACTTCAGCAAGAGTTCTCGGCAGAGGTTACAGAGATGAGCACTGGCAAGATGATTCTTGGCCAGCCCATCAATTCCAAGATTGAGCCGCGCCCTTCTGATGAGTATCTCTTTAGTAACTTCATCTTCGAGTTTACTGACCTGCAGTTCCCGGCTGAAGGTAATTATAAGTTTTCGTTCAAAATCGGCGACGTAGAGAACTCACTACCACTTAAGGTATATTTCCAGAAATAAGCATAACAAACCCTCGATACTCAATGTACCGGGGGTATTTTTTTTGCGGAATATGCACGGAAAATCGAGGAAAATGCGGGGAAAATCGGGGAATTTCCGAGGAATCCAATCCTCGAAGTGGCAGAACAGAAGGGAGATCCTGCGGTCGTTTCCGGTCATTTTCGGTCGTTTTCGCAGTCATTTCCGGTCATTCCTGGATATGATTCCGATTCATTCCGGTTTCTTTCCGTTTTCTTTCCGTTTTTATTCCTTTTCATTCCTTTTCATTCCTCATTTTCAAATTATATTATTACTTTTGCACCGGAATTTATTCAATTAATTGCAGTTATGAAGAAAATTATTCTAATTTTAGCCATCATTTTTATGGCTATTGGCGCTAAAGCGCAGAGCACCATCCAGTCTGAGGATGGTAAGTATCCGGTTTATTGCGACCTCAAGGCATATAACTTCTGGGGTGTCGGCAAAGTGAAGGTCATGCTTGATATGGGCGCAGTCTCCAATGGTGGAGGTTCCTTCGAGAGCTTATATGGTGAGGATGGCAAACAGATCAAGTTCAATACCGTCATGGCAGCCGTGAATTATATGGCTAAGAAAGGTTGGATACTTGACAAGACATATTATGTTACAGAGGGTGCCGGCAGGGCTGTTCTCCACTATGTTCTGGTGAAGAGAGTGAAGAATGATGATGAGATTCGAGCAGGGTTGATTACCAAAGAAGAGCAATAATATGTTATTAAACATGTTTTGAATAGAAAAATAAGCGAGGAATGAAAATTTCTCGCTTTTTTTTTGGCGGTTCCAAATTTTCTTCGTACTTTTGCCATCGGTTATAAGATAGTAGTAATCTACTCAGCGATGGCGACTGTTTCGCCTAGGCTTCACGCCGTGGGCTTTTTTTATGCCTATAAAGTATCATTTTCCCGGCAGCGGGAAAAAGGTCTTATCAATATGGCGGTTGCATGATCCGTAAGATACTTGCCCTTCGCTGGGAAAGCTACCATCTTATAACCAACGGTGAATGTGACCGCCACCATTGTATTTATACAACAAGGTCGGTCTATAATGGTTATAAGATGGCAATTATGCAGAATTCAATTTTATTAAGTGATGCGCAGGTAAGACCTGCAGGCATCAGCGTTGAGGAGGGTATCAATACCCTCAAGTGTGAAATCAAGAAGCTCGCCAAGACCAAGAGCGAGACCTTCTCCTGCCTTTGCGAGGAGACCGTGACCTATGGTGAGGTATTGGCCACCGTGGTGGGCTTCGTCGCCCTGATGGCATTCGTGGCATTGAGTGGATTCATAGCAGGAGGGGAGGTGATGTGATGGAGATAAAATCATACAGCCGTGCTCACCACATATCACGCAAAGAAGTACGTCGCCTGTATTTCTTCGCCTCTGAAGGCAGACGAATCAATGCTGCAAAAACTATATTGGCTTTTCGCAATGGTAATGACAAGATAGTGGCTAAGACCATCATCTATGATGATAAGGATTGCACTATCGTGAGATGGTTTGACCATCGTTACTACACCATTCCATATCACTCTCAACTTCTTTATGCCAAGCCATACCGCATGACCTTGGCAAAATACAAACAACTTAATGGTAATTTAGCAAAGTAAAGATTATGAAAGAGAATAACAACACTCCAATAGATACCAACCTCCACATGACAGCAGATGTCTGGAATGCGTTGGTAAAAATGATGGATACCAGTCAACTCGAAAACTTCATCGAGAACCTCGGCTACATACAAGACCGCCTCGTCTCCGATGAGTTCGTCACCAACTGCGTCGAAGACTTCGGCGGAGCAGACAAGGTGCTACTCTTGCTCAACACATTCAAGCGCATGGGCAACCTCTTCCAAACCATCAACATCGCACTCAAGCAGAGAGGAGGTGTGGCATGAAAGAGCGCAAGCACATCATAGGCTTCGGCACATACCAAGCCCCACCACCTCCACCAGAGCCAGACAAGGAGACTGAGGATAATCTAGTGGAGCAAGCCCTAGGTCAATATCTCATCGACTACAAGCCATACGACCCAGACGATGAGGTTGATCCACAAGAGTTCAAGACCTCACGAGAGATACAAGAGGCACTCTCCGATATGGTGACAATCTCTATCTCTACCATCACAAAGTACATGAACTCGCATGGCTATGACATGGTAAATGTCGAGGGCGGCGGTCTCACCTGGCACCTGCAGCGAGATGCCCCCTTCTAAAACAACAAGATCATTTTTTTTCATTTTTAGTAAACAATAAAACGACGGATGGGGCCTTAGGCACATGGCATGGTAGCTCTATCCCCCAGTACCCGGTAGTCGCGAGACTATCGGGTATTTTTATTTTCCTCCTTTCCTTCCTAACTTTGCAGTGTTTTAATGAGACAATAATATGATCACTGCAACAAAACCAACTTCGCCATTGTTCACATCGTCGCTCGATACCTTTACATTTAAGATATCGGGCGACACCGCTACCGTCACCATCAAGTGCAACGGCATGGAGCTGCTCAGCGAGACCTACTACCCAGTCTCTGGCTCCATCACCATCTACGACCTCGGCACACTCATCGCCGATGCCGTGCGACCTACAGTGACAGCTTCCTTCACCATCGACATCACAGAGCACCAGGGCGAGAGCGATATCGCCACATGGTCGAGCGGTGCCATCACCGCCTACTACGCCACCGTTGACATCGACATGTCGTGCTCATCATTCATAGACCGATACTTCCTCACCCTCCTCGATGGCACCAAGCTCACTCGACTGGGGCATCGTGAATATCTCCATGCCGCTGGCATCAACAGCTCCACCCCTACCGTGGTGGCACAGTTCTTCAAAGACAACCAGGTCACCACCGTTCAGGTTCCATCCTCAGCCACACCTACCCACACCGCCAACGGCATCACCTCATTCGATGTCTCACCAGACCGATACTGCGACGCATCAGAGGGCTACCTCTTCGCCTACACCGTCACCGTGGGCGACCGCACCCAGCAATATCAGATTGACCACACAGGCTCCATTGCCGACCCAGTGCTCCTCTTCACCAACAGCTTCGGCTGCCAAGAGATTTTCTATTGCCTGGGCAAGAAGAAAATCGCACCGATTTTCGAGCGCAAGAGTGCCGTCATCGGGGGCAAAAAGATAAATTACCAAGTCAAAGAGACACGCACTTTCGAGGGCGACACGGGCATCATCCCACCGTCCATGGCACACTTCGCCGAAGACCTGCTGCGCTCCGATGAGGTTTACCTGTTCCGTGACTATGGCCAGGATAAGCAAATCACCCTCACAGACTCCAAGAGCGAGCGCACCAACGAGGCTGACGACCTCGCTGAGTTCACCTTCTCATACCAGTACTCTCAGCGCATCCAGAATGTCGTGTTCAAAAACATCGACACCTCTTCAGGCAAGATCTTCGACCGTTCCTTCGACGATACGTTCAATTAAACTCCTTCAGATATGGCAAACAACACAGACAACAAGACCGCCAAGGCCATCCACATCAACGAGCTGCGCCGTGCCCTCGACATCTCGCGCATCGACCGCACGCCCGTTGACCTAGACTGTTGGAAGGCTGGCGATGGTTCCATCATCCACTATAGGGGCTGGCTCGTCAAGAGCAGTTCCTGGCAGCAGGGAACCCACAACCTCTACAATCCGGTGAATCACCAGATACGCAAGGTGAGGGATATCTTCATCTTCAGATACAATGACCATCCAATATACTTATAATAATTATGGCAAGCAACAACAACAGCAACAACATAGACATCACCTATGCCACCATGGGCGAGGTGATGGATTATCAGACATCATCGCCCACGAGCGGTTTCACGGAGTCGTCCACAGTCTTCGATGATGATGGTACCACGCCTATCGTCAGCGTGGAAGTCGGGGGAAAGGAATATACCTATGTACCCTTCGGCTACGAGAACCAGCTGCCCTACAAACTGATCAGCAACATTGGCAGGAGCAGCGTGATGGCTCAGAACAAACTCTTCAACGTGCTCACCTGCTATGGAATGGGCTTCCAGTACAACGACGTGGAGACCAAGCTTCCGAGCAAGGACAGGGAAGTGAACCTCTTCAGGATGCACAACTCGATGAGCCGCTTCTTCCTGGAACAGATTACCGACATGAAGTATTTCTTCTTCTGCGTATCTGCCATCGTGCTCAACAAGAAGGGCGACAAGATTGTGGCGGTAAGACACAAGGAGGCGTGCTACTGCCGGTTTACCAAGAGCGTGAACGGACGCTCGGAATATGTGCTCTATGCCAACTGGAGAAATGCCACTGTGCCAGCCAACATAGAGGTGCTGCCGCTGCTCGACGAGCTGGATCCGCTGGGCGACCTGCAGAAGCGCATGGGGCTGGACGGCCAGAACGGCAAGGTGAAGGCAAGACAGTCGGGGCAACCGGGATGCAAGGACAGGGTCTTCGCCATCGTTACCCGCTTCCCTACCCCGGGCTGCCAGTACTATCCCGTGCCCTACTACTCCGCCATCTTCAGGGACAAATGGTATGACATCTCCCGTCTCATCGCCATCGGCAAGATGGCGAAGCTGAAGAACCACGCCACCATCCCCTACCTGGTAGAGATACACTACGACTACTGGCGCGGCATCTTCAAGGAGGAGCACATCACCAGTACGGAGGAACAGAAGAAGCGCAAGCTTGCCGAAAAGGAGAAGATACGCGACTTCATCTCGGGCATAGAGAACAGCGGCAAGCTCTGGATAGCGGGCTACTATACCACGCCCGACGGCAAGGAGGTGAAGATGGTGCGCATCACCCGCATCGACACCTCTAAAGACGGTGGAGACTACTCTGACGACATCGCCGAGAGCAACAACATGCAGTGTTATGCCGACAACATCCATCCCAACCTGGTGGGCGCCACTCCCGGCAAGAGCCAGAGCAACAATTCGGGTTCCGACAAGCGCGAGCTCTTCACGCTGAAGCAGAGCATAGAGAAGGCATTCCACGACCTGATGGAGACGGTTCACTGGGTGATCATCTACTTCAACCACTGGGAGGAGAAGGTTTATCCGGATGTGCCGCTCATCATGCTCACGACCCTTGATGAGAACAAGGATGCCAAGAAAGTGTCTAACAATCCAAATTCCAAGACAGATGATTAATATTACCGCAGAACAGTTTGAGCAGCTCCTTCCATTCGTGGGAGCTGCTTCTGAAGATGTCTTCACGAAGATGCAGCCTGCACTGGAGAACGTATATTTCGACCTGGTGGCTACGGTTATCGGTTCAGACTTCGAAGATGCAGCCTGTATGGAGGACAGTCCGATATTGGGGAATGTGCGTTCCTATGTCATTCTGAAGACCTTTATCCTGCGTCTCCGTTCCAACGACCTCGTAATGACCGACAACGGTTTCGGCGTAGTATCAAACGAAAATATCTCTCCCGCATCACAGGCGAGGGTTGACGCCCTGTTCAGAGAACTGACCTATAAGCAGGGCCAGCAGCTGCACGGCATTCTGAACCGCCTGCGCACGGTGGAAGGATGGAGCGAGACGGTGCAGGCAAGCAACAACATCGCCTCCTTCTTCTGGTCGCCTCTGGTATTGAGGGCTTACTCGCCGGTACGCGGTTTCGTAACTTTTGATGACCTGACAGCCCACCGGAGCGAGATAGGTACTGCAGAACTTGCTCTGTGCAGACAATTCTCCGACTCACTCATCGAACAGTTGCTTGAGGAGGAGCGCAAGGCACAATATGAGCCATTTCATCGGCATGCCATCGTAAAAATGTGCCATTTCATCGGCGCTCACATTTCTACCGGCGAAACGCCCGCTGATCCACATTACAAGGATCTCGCCTATACTGCAGTAGCCAACTTTATCGAAGAAAACATCGATAAATTCCCAAAATATAAGGATTCATCGGCCTACAAGGCCAATCACATGCAAGCGTATGAAAACAAAGCTGACGACCCGACCTTCTTCTTTGGATGCTAACGGAACGCTGAACCTTCACGTTCCTCATTCCTGGAGTGAATTGACACAGGAACAGTTGCGCTATGCGCTCTTCCTGCTCACCCAGGGGTGGGAAGAGTGGCAGGTAAGAACTTATCTCTTTGCCCGGTTTGCCGGCATAGACGTACTCAACGAGAAGAAAGACGGATGGCTCTGCGAGGTGGAGACGGATAAGGGCAAGAAGACAAGATTCTTTCTTGAGCTGTGGCAGATCCGAAGTTTCTGCGAGGCTTTCGACTATGTTTTCGATGGCAACGGGGCAGACAACAGACTCGAATCCATTGGTCTCTATAAGGCTGCAGATGTAGAGCTCTACGATTATCCGTTCGAGTATTATCTGATAGCCGACAACTATTTCCAGCAGTACATGATGTCGGATAAGTCGAACGAAGAACCTCTCAAGGAACTGGCACGGTATCTCTATCTGGATGGCGAGGGCAAGAGCCCGGACCGCATCGAATGTACGGTACCAGAACTCATGGGCGTGTTTCTCTGGTATGTGCGGATAAAGCATAACTTTTCGGAAAAGTTTCCTCATCTCTTCAAGCCTGCAGCCGAAGGAGGTGAAGACTACGATATGGTAGGAGCGATGAATGCACAGATTCGGGCACTCACGGGAGGCGACATCACCAAGGAAGAGATTATCAGAAAAGCCGATGTGTGGCGGGCACTCACAGAACTGGATGCCAAGGCACGCGAGGCTGAAGAACTGAACAAAAGACTGAAAAAATCATGATTAAGACAGAAATCAATACCCCATCGGTACAGGTAGGCTTCGATGCCTTCTCTTACTTCAGAGATCTGGCAAAGCGCAATAAACTCTGCAGTAATCTCGGTTTCATGCCTACCACCTGCTCCAGTCCGACGGCATTTGAGGGTATGCTGAGCAATATGTCGAAGAGCAGAAATTTCATCGTTATAGATGATACCAACGACGGTAACGTAGCCATCAATGGTGACGGCAGCTTCCGTAAGGTAGTTACCTATACGGTATGGATCCTGATGCGATATAAACTGAACGACATGAACGACCGGCAGGAAAAGCTCAATACCTGCAGAAAGATATTCCGGCAGTTTCTGAGCAGGATCATCATCGATAAGATGAAATGGGAAAACGACTTCACTTATCTGCTGAGCGACCAGGTGGACAATCGGGAGATAGGTGCTTATTTCATTAACGGGCTTACTGGCGTGGAATTCCATATCGACGTTAGCGAGCCGCTAGACCTGGTATACAACAATGAAGAATGGAATGAATAACGTCAAGACTCCCGTCTCTCAGGAAGATATCTATGCTTATGAGCGTGGATGGGCAGAAGAGATGGTGAAAATCTGGAAGGAGAAAATCATGCACTACCGCATCCGCCATACGGGTGCTCTCTTCAACAGCGTGCAGGCTACTTCCTTCGGAGGTTCCAGCCGCACCATCGCCCACAAGTTTCTGCTCTATGGTCTCTACCAAGAGACGGGCACTGGCAATGGCTATTACCATGGCAACCCAGGTGACCTAGAGTTCCTCGACCCGGAATATCGTGCCAAGCACCATCTGGGTGAGCCACGCCAACGCCGCCCATGGTTCAACCGCAAATACTATGCGTCCATCATGAAGCTCAACGATATGGAGGGCTATTTCTATGGCGAGGAGTACAAGGGATTGATGGCTGACCTCTTCAAGCAGATGTTCGGCACACCCTTATAACGTATTTTTAATTTGCACCATTCCTTCGTAACTTTGCGAAAAAATAAACAAATACGATGGCAGATAAAATAAATACAGAGATACTGCAGAGGGCGTTCGAGTCCATCAGAGACGAGCGTGCCAAGGGTGCCAATACAGCAAGGCGCATTGGCGATGCCTTCCTCTCCCTCCTAGCCTATGCCTCACAAGACAATGGTGCATACCTCTCTCGTGAGCATGACGATGCCGCCATGGGACTTATCACCTTCCTAAAGGGGCTTGTCTCCGAGGGGGTGGCTCACCTCAACCAAGGTGCACAGTTTGGTGGTTTTGTCTCTGGCATGGCCACAGGCAAGGGCGCAGCCATCGACGGCGATGGCAATGCTGAGGTCGAGAGCATCAAGGTGCGCTCATACATGCAGGTGCTTGAGCTGATAGTCAACAGACTCTCAGCCTTCGAGGGTGACCAGTTCTTCACCGAGAGCGACACCATCGAGCAGGTCGATGACCTAGGCTCAGGTTGCTACGGTCTCCACCTCCGCTCCAAATACCAGGGCTATTTCACCGCACAGCACGTTAACAACGTCATCAAGGGCGTGGTCAACAACCTAGCCACAGCCACCACCTCGTCCACATCTGCCAGCTATTACACCTCATGGATGCGCATCAACAGCGTCAATGCCGTCCAAAACTACATCGAGGTCACCCTATACCCCGACACCGAGGTGCCAGGCGGACAAAACTTTCCGCCGTGCGAACTCATGAACATCGCCCGATTCGGCAACCAGACAGACGAGACCCTGCAGAGCTGCTTCTATGTCTCCTCCACCGAGGGGCGCATCGTCAAGCTCACAGGTGTCACCAAGCCCATACTGGATGATTACAACTACGGCATGGTCTTCGGCACAGTCCCCGAGTGGGTACAGTCCCTCAACCTTCCACTCGTCAAGGGCAGAGACTACCTATATGCCGCTGGCATCATCACACAAGACATCATACAGATAGACTACCATGGCAAGCCCATCGTCACCTACGTTGACAGAGGCCCATGGAGCGAGACCGCCGACTATTACAGCGCATCCCTCAATGAGGATACCCAAAAATACGAGACCTCCGATGTCTGGTACACCGGCTGCAAGTGGAGATGCCAGAAGACAGGCACACACACCGCCCCACGGTGGAACAACACCGACTGGGCGATGATCGAGGGCAACCCCAACTTCACCATCGACTTCATCGAGGCTGAGACCGTCTATGATTACGACAACTTCCGTGCGCCCCTCACCATCGTGGCATATCTCTACGGTCAAGACATCACCGCCGACATACTCGACAACGATGTCGCCTGGACACGCTACACTGAGAATTCCAGGGGCGAGCAGCGCGTCTCCTCCGACAACATCTGGTCACTCAACCGAGGCGGAGCAGGCAAGGCCATCGTCCTCACCCAAGACGACCTCTCAGTCGACAGCGACGGCATCCCCAAGGTCATCCGCTTCACAGCCACCGTCACCCTGCGTGACGGCATGGGCGATGAGGTGGCTCAAGACGCCGCCTCATTCGAGTACGCCGTCTAAATTCAACACTCAACATTCAACATTCAACACTCATAAATATGAAGACTCGCAGATTAGACTTCAAGTTCACACCGCTCCAACTCAGCGTCTCCATGACGCTAGAGGGCAGCGTGCCCAACGAGCAGACCTATGATGCCGACAGTGGCGAATACGCACCAGACTATTCCCTCACACCTGCCGTCATCAAGCCTACCGTGGGCATCATAGACAGAGACGGCATATTGCAGAGCGGCTGCGTCAACAGCCAGCTCACAGATGTCTCCTGGTGCCGTGTCGTCGATGGTGTCGAGCAGACTACCCTCGTCAACGCCACAAACCAGCAGATCATCACCTTCTCGGGCGATGACACAGGCAAGATCCTCTGGTATCAGAATGCACAGCCACAAAAGCCCATCACCTTGCGCTTCAAGGCCAAGTTCCTCGACATACGCACAGGCGAGGTACGCAATATCACCCAAGACTTCCCGTTCACCTGCCGCAATGCCACCCTATACAAGCCAGTCCTCTTGCTCTCATGCGGTGACCGCTTTTACAACCCCCTGAGAGACGAGAGCCTAGCCACCGTCACAGCCTCCCTCAGGCTGGGCACAGAGGAGTGCGCCAAGGCCAAGCGCAAGTTCGCCTGGCAGATGCTGCGCAACACAGGCTACTACACAGACATCACAGATGACGACCTAGAGGTCAGCGTCTCAGCCGATGGCGACTCCATCACCATAGACCAGTCGCTCATGGGCGAGAGGTGCAGCCTCCGCTGCCGTGCCCGATACAGTGCCACAGGCAACCCATCGGCCGTGGCACTCACCGATGCCAGCCCTACCAAGGTCATCACCTTCGCCCGACGCATACCGTCATTCGACTATGACTACATGGGCGTGACTGACAACCTGCCGCCAGGCACCACCTCCATACAGCCAGAGGCATACATCTACGACAATGCCGGCAAGATACCCGATGCCGAGCGCAATCTCTTGCCACTCTGGTACATGGGTGCCAACCTCTCCGCCACCAAGATAGACTATCGTCTCAAGGGTCACGGCATGCAGCCCACCATCAAGACCGACCTCGTCGACCCAAGCCGAGGCGCAGTCATGGCGCTCGATGTCAAGATACTAGACCCGCTCGCCCTGGCAGCCGATGCTGACGGCAAGGTCTTCACAGATGCCGACGGCACCCCATTCGTCTGGCACTAAATAATTCAACACTCAACATTCAACATTCAACATTAAAAAGATATGGAAAGATACATCAAAGCCAACCGCCTCGTGGTGGAGCACCTCCACCTACAGGGCGACCGCACAGAGCTTCAGGATGGCAACTTCCTCCTCTGGCTCCAAGACCTCATGGTCTTCGGTCCACTCTTCAACCTGGCAGCCATCTGCTCACAGATCGGAGCCATCGCCCTCACAGGCCAAGAGGCGCGACAGGAGCAGGAGGGCGCTTCATGCCAGCAGCTGCCAGTGGCCACTGACCAGAGATTCGTCATCAGTTCAACCAATAAGTCAGAGGAGGGTGAGTCATGAGTGGAGCCAGCAAGAGCGTCAGCATCAAGTTCATCAGCCGTGTCGGCACATACATGGCCATGATACAGTCACCAAACGGCGACCTATACCAGGAGTATCAGCGCAACGGAGACAAGGTCACCGTCATGCCAGACTTCTCAAAGACCAAGCCGCAACTCAACTTCGTCTGCACATCATCCCGAGTGGCTGAGGGGGTCTCCACGCCAGTCAGCATGCGCTACTACTTCAACGGCGTTGAGATCACCTTCAACTCCGCAGGCAAGTCCAGCGGACTCTTCACAGGCCTCTTCGAGAGAGTCGTGCCGTCAGCCTCACAGCTCTATTACGGTCTCCGCATCGTCGGCAACCTCGTCCAAGCCTCTGGCTATGCCCCCATCGTCATCAAGATGGTGGGCAAGATCTCAGCCAAGGCGCAGAGCGCAGAGGTCACAGACGACATCCAGGCAGACTACACCATCCCAGTCGGTCCATACACGGGCACGGCATACCGTGTCACCATAGCCGCGGGCGATGCCAAGAGCTTCATCCTCAGCAGCCCAGATGACAGCTGCGTCCTCGTTGCCAAGGCTCTGCAGGGCAATGACGAGATTACCTCCACCCTCTATTACAAGTGGTACAAGGCGGTCAGCTCAGACACAGGCTGGCAGCTCATCAGCGATGCCACCACCGCCAAGCTCACCGTCAAGGCCGCTGATGTCACCTGCACACGTGACTACAAGGTCGAGGTCTACAGCGACAAGTCCAAGGCGGCAGACAAGCTCATCGGCTACGACTTCGTCACCGTCATGGATGCCTCCGACCCATACGACATAGACCCATGTCCGAGTCCACTAGACATCACCATCGAGGAGGACACCAGCGGCAACGGCTCCGTCACATTCACCCCAAAGCTCGTGGTCCGAGGCAAGTCGCAGACCATAGACACCAAGTTCTACTTCACACTCAAGTCGCCGGCAGGCGTGGTGCTCAACACCGATGCCGCACGCAAGCCGACCGTGCAGCTCTCATCCTTCAACGTCACCAGAGACGACTGTCTCCATGGCGGAGGCACAGACATATCATTAACCATAGAGTCAGTCAAGTGATCATGGCAGTCAAGACATTACTCATACATTTCCTCAAGCTCGGTGTTGGCATAGCCAGCACCGAGATGGAGTATGCCGACTCCACCAGCAGCGATACTCCTCCAACAACAGGGTGGCAGACCACTCCACCACAGTGGCAAGATGGTCACTACATCTGGACACGCACACACATCACGTATACCAATGGCAAGGAGACATATACCTCTCCAGTCTGCACGACAGGCAGTCAGGGGCAGCAGGGTGAGCGTGGTGCCGTCCTCCGTGGTCCGCAGCTCTGGTCAGACTGCGGCGTGGGCTATTGCTTCGAGGCTGGAGAGACTGGCAAGGAGTGGAAGGATACCGTCATCTACAACGACAACACCTACTCCTGCGTCAAGAGCCACGTCAAGACTGCCGACAACTACCCCGGCAGCGCAGATGACATCAACAACGGCTACTGGCGAGTCGGCAGCCCCATCGAGCTGATTGTCGCCAACATAATCATGTCACGCTACCAGCTCGTCAAAAACCTCGGGGTCGAGACCATTGAGATGAAGGATGCCGATGGCAACATCGTCTTCCGAGCCAAGGATGGTGAGGTGTTGGCCAACAAGGGCACATTCAACAATATCGTGTGCGACCATGGCGAGTTCACCAATGCTGTTGTCACAGGTGACCTCAACATGAGCACACTTCGTTATCTAGCCAACTGGGGCGGCAATATGGGCGCAGCCGTCATGGCCAAGGCTTTCAACATGGGATACGGTCCTTTCATCTTGCCACACCTCAATGACAACGAGTGCATGAGAGTGGTCTTCTATAATCCAGTGATAACAAGAAGTTCACTGCCAGCCAAGGTCTCATGCCAAGGCAGCAATGATGTGTTGAAGCCAGCTTCTAACATATATACCCCAACCTCATATCGTCAGATAGAAGTCTCCGGGTGGTGCGAGATGATCGGCTCAAACTTGACAAGTGGCAAAACCACATGGATATATAACTATATCGTGCAATCTTAAGATTAATTCATTATGATAGACAAAAAAACTTTCGACAAGGCTCCTGACGTTAACACCGTCAACAGCAACCAGTCATTCCTCATGACTGACCAAAAAGGCAACGTCACCAAGATTCCTTTGTCCGCCCTCAAGGCTGACCTCAGCCTGGGCAGCCACACATGGTGCGGCAGAGTGTGGAATACAGCCAACGCCACCCCCAAGGCGGCCATGGTGGTCGGCGACCTCGATGTCCTCCGTGAGCTGCCGCTCACCCTAGGTCTCGGCGCTTACCTCGTCAAGAATGACCACAGCCGCCGCAAGCTCGATGCCACAGACCATTACAAGTATGCCACGGGCGAAGCCGCCAAGCTAGACGGTTCACAGGGCCACTACCAGTGGGGATGGGGCAGAGAGTTCTACTTCGTCACCAAGGATGTCGGTGGCCTCCATTACGAGATGATTGGTCTCAAGCCTATCCCTGGCGAGTACAACTACAAGATCCCTATCGGCTCCATCTCCGCCTCAGGCTTCGCCACCATCGAGCGCAGCACAGGCAGACTCGTCAGCTTCATCAACACAGGATCTGACTACCGAGGAGGCAACAACGATGCCTCCCTTGACGGCACCAACCGCACCCTCTGCGGCAAGCCGGCAAGCTCGCAGACCACAGAATACTTCCGTGCCGCCGCACGCAAGAATGGCAAGGGGTGGCTCTGCACCACCATGCGACACACCACCATCATCGCCGCACTCATCGGGGTCATCATGGGCACACACTACGACCAAGATGCCGTCAACACCGCCAAAGACGCCAACGGTCTCTACCAGGGCGGTCTCGGTGCAGGCACCTCAAACTTCAACTGGGATACCTGGGGCACTTACAACTCCTACCGCCCATTCCTCCCCATGTCCGCAGGCATCGAGCTGGGCGACAGCGTGGGCGAGACTACCTACGCAGTCAAAAATGACGCTGGCACCACGGTCTACACAGCCAAGGTCTCCAGCTTCTTCGGTCTCAAGCACGCACAGGGCGGCTACCTCTGGCGCATGATGGATGACGAGCAGGTGCGCATCAACTCCGATACCACCGCCACACACCTCGTCGCACCATCCATCTACGGCTCATGGACCATCGGCTCAGCCACGGGCATGAAGGCTTACAGCACATCGCCTGCCACAGGCGAGGGCTACATCACCCGACTCTCCATGGAGCATTTGGAGAATTTCGCCACGGCCGTCGGAGGCAGCGAGACCACATACTGGACTAGCTATTTCTGGAATACTTCCAAAGCTACGAGCGGTTTCCGTCTCTGCCTGCGTGGGTGTAGCGCTAGCTTTGGCGGTCTATGCGGTTCTTCGGCTCTCTGCGTTAGCAATGATGTCTCGTATGCCGTCGGTGGCATCGGCGCCGCCCTCTGCGAAGCAGCATCCGAGTGGTCAGTGGAGCCAGAGTATTACGCAGCGGCCTAAAGTCTGCAAAAGCTTGCTGGGTGTCCAAAAGTTTGCTAGGTGTGCATCAGCATACAGGGCAACCGCGGCGTAGCCGCAAGCACCCAGCGAGCGCAGCTCGCACCCACAGATACCGCCTTTGGCGGTCGGCGACCAAAATTTTTAGCCCATATTGGCAAAAAAACGCTCTTTGACTTCTTTCCATCCGATTTTTTTATTAACTTTGCAGTGGTTTTCTAACCAGGGTGTGACCCTTGGTGCTGGTTTCCGTCTCTGCCTGCGTGGGTGTAACGCTAACAATGGCGGTCAATGCGGTTCTTCGACTCTCAACGTTAACAATGATGTCTCGAATGCCAACGGTAACATCGGCGCCGCCCTCAACTTAAACACTAGAGACTCTCTTATACAGGGCTATCGTTTGCTACCCTGTTCGAGATAATAGGGTCAGTCCTCGCCCCATGGCGATACATACACACACCAAGATTAGCTGGTAGATGATGACAATAAGGTCATCCGGTCGAAGGTTATGAACATTAAAAAAGCAGACACCATTTTTCCAGTGCAGGCTATCTGCACAGATACACAGTTTACACAGATTATTACACAGACTTAACACCGCAAGAGTTATGAGAAGGTTTGGCCATATCTCGCCACAGGTCGAGACACTCGACAACTTCTGGCGTGCATTCTACGACTATGCGCGCCAGAAGTCATCACGTCTCTCCGTCCAGCGTTTCGAGTCAGACCTTGACCATAACCTTGACCACTTGCTAGAGGCCTATCAGACAGAGTCCTGGCATACATCGCCATACACTCCCAAGACAGTTGACTTCCCCAAGCGCAGAGTGGTCAACAAACTCCCAGTCGCTGACCATGTCATGCAGCATGCCGCCCTCGCACCTGTCGAGGCAGACCTGCGCCGCACCATCCATGGTCACAGCCCAGCTGGCACCAAGGGCAAGGGCACACATTATTTCTATCAGCTTGTCAAGCGAGACATTTTCTCCTCGCCACAAGCCGACACCTTCTATTGCCTACCCATGGACATCCACCACTATTTTCCGTCTATCGACCACAACCTGCTTAAGGCAGAGTACCGCCGCAAGATCAAAGACCGCAAGCTCCTCGCCTTCATCGACGAGGTGGTGGATAGCTACAATCCCGGCATCGTGCTCGGTGTCAAGCTAGCCCAGCTCTTGGGGCAGCTCTTCCTCGCTCGTTTCGACTACCTCGCCATCCGCTGCTTCGACATCCTCCAAGATGCCGACCGCTTCCGCTATTGGCAGGCTCGCTACGTCAGCGACATGCTCGTTACATGCCGCACACCTGAGCAAGCTAGACTGCTAAGTGGGGGGGGTGAAATCCCTCAATGACCGCTTCGAGCGGTTCTGCCAACAGGGGCTCCGCCATTATTATCGCTTCATGGACAACATCTACATCCTCCACGAGGATAAGGTGTTCCTCCGCCTCATGGCAGAGCTCTCCGTCATGCACCTCGCCAGAGACTGGCATCTCTCTATCAACAAGTCATGGGGTGTCCATCGCACTTGCGATGGCATCGACTTCTGCGGTCAGATCATCTACGCTGACCACGCCCTTTTGCGCAAGAGATTCAAGCATGATCTCTGCGCACAGGTGGCAAAACTCCGCAAGCAAGGTTACTCAGAGCGTCAGATCCAGCTCAAGGCAGCATCACGCCTAGGGCTGGGCATACACGCCAACACAAAAAATCTATATAAGAAAATCGGTATGGAAAGATTTGGTAAACTCGTAAAGGCACGCCGTGCGCGCGTCCCTTTCGAGGGAATGGAGAAATCACAGCAGCAGTCCATCGAGGACATCATCTGCAGTGAGGGTCAGGATGAGAACAAGTTCCTCATCCAAGTCATAGATTACAAGGTCGATGACTCGGTCATTGAGAAGGAGACCGTGCAGGTCGAGGAGACTGCCGCAGACGGCAGCACCCACCTCGTCACCAAGGAGGTGCCCAAGAAGCGCCTCACCCTGCGCTATCGCATCATCGACCACATCGAGGGCACCACAGAGGTCTGGCAAACCACCGACCACTACCTCTATACAGGCTCCAAGATCCTGATAGACCAAGCCCTCAACGACTTCTGTCGTGACGAGCTACCATTCTCAACCGTTGTCAAGGAGCTTCACAACAAGTTCAAAAAGAAGTTCTATAAATTCACATAAACGGTTATGAAAAAGATTTATCCAGCTCGCAAGAGCTTCGTCAAATATGACGATGATCACTTCTTGCTCTACCTCGGTGAGCAAAAAATAGAAGACTATCACCCGGAGACAAACACTCCAGGTTCTTCTTCAGACGACAAGTCCAAGGCAGCGGACAAGGGCATCACCGCCTTCAGCTACGAGGGCACAGAGCCAGACGGCTCCACCAAGATTGCAGCCAAGTCAGCAACCTACGATGACTTTGCCGCAGGTTTGGTTCGCACCAAATACAGCCAAAACCAGGTCGAGGCCATCCTGTGCAACCATGGCGATGGCAATGAGGAGCACCAAAAGGAGTATGACACCTTCCAGGCTTGGCGCATCCAAGCCAAGGAGATGGCTCATGAGGTGCTTGAGAGAGCGGTCTAATTGATAAATACCCGATAGCGAGGTGGCTATCGGGTATTTTTATTTTTCCACCTATCTAATTACCTTTGCATAATAAAAAGCAAAAATATCATGCAGAGAAATACTAAAGAATGGATACAATACGGCTCAGCCATCGTAGTGCTCACCTCTGGCATCGTACTGGCATACGTCAGCTATTTCACATCACAGATGCGAGATGTCACTGACAACGTGCTCTGGTACTTTGCTCAGACACTCATGTATGCTGGCTCCATCTTTGGCGTGGCTATCGCCATCGATGCCAAGTTCGAGAATATCAAAAACAAATTTTTAAATCATAAAAACAATGAGACAGATTAAACGCATTTTCGTTCACTGCACAGCAGGTTCACAGCGTCAGACCATCGATGACCTCAAGGCTGAGTTCCACCGAAAAGGCTGGTCCAATCCTGGTTATCATTATGTCATCGACACCAATGGTGGTGTCCACCAACTCCTCGCCATCGAGCATGTCAGCAATGGTGTCCAGGGCTACAACTCCACCGCCATCAACGTGGCCTATATCGGTGGCATCGATGCCGACGGCAAACCTATCGATAACCGCACACCAGCGCAAAAAGACGCTCTTGTGCTCCTACTCCACAAGCTCAAACAAAAGTTCCCAACGGCTCAGATCATGGGCCACCGTGACATCTGGGGCACAGACAGGTCCAACTGGCGCAAAATGTGCCCATGCTTCAACGCTATCCAAGAATATAAAGACATCGCATAAATTATGAAATCTCCAAAGACCATCATTTCACTCCTGGCAATCATGCTCATCACGACCATGGTTGCCTTCATCAGTTCGGCTAACAAAAACGAGGCTCTGCAGAGAGACCTCGACCGCATGACGCAAAATGTGGCAAACGTCAACTATGACATTCAGTATGACAAAGTCCAAGACTCCCTGCCTGTGGCTCAAAACAATGCACTGCAGGTGAAATATGACGAGCTTCAAAAACTCCACCTCACCGACGCCCAGCTCATCAAAGACCTCAAGGTTCGACTCAAAGATGCACAGACCATCCATACAGTCTCATCTGCCACGACCGACACAGTGCCCATCTCACCAGTCCCAGAGACTGCCGATTCCGTCTTCTCATACAGAGACCGATGGCTACAGCTTAACATCGACATCCCTGCCAGACAATGCCAATATACCGCCTACGATAGCCTCACGACCATCGTCAGCCGCACCTACAAGCACAAGTTTCTGTGGTGGCGCTGGGGGACAAAAGGCTATAAGGTTCAAATCGTCAACTTCAACCCTCATTCCAGGATTAACTACTCGAGATACATAGAAGTAGTTAAATAACAGGGTTAAAGCAAAGATTTAACATAAAAAACTTGCATATTCTGATTTTTATTATTATATTTGCAACAAAGATAATGACAAACTTTAGAATTATGGTAGGTATATTGATATTCTCAGCTATTGCAGCTTTCATCACTCTAGGTGTTGGCCATACTCTTAACAGGATGGGGAAGCATGTTTCTTCTTATCCTCACAAGGGTATGGAAGATGAGCCAAAGCTTACTATAGAGGATATGTATAGCCCAAACAATAACTTGTCTTTATTCTTCAAGGACGGCAATTCATATTCAGTATTGGTATCAAATCATAGTATTGATAAAGAAGAATTTGTGTTTGCTGACAATACAATTAACTTAAGGAATAAAGTTGCAAGAGTTCTCAGAAATTATGCAGCTCTTGAAAAATCCCAAAATAAAGACAGCGTAATACTTTAATATATACACAGCCATCGAATACAGTTGCATTCGATGGCTTTTTTATGGTATTTTTATAGCTTTTCAGCTATTCTTATCTTTGCAGAAAACTATAATAAATATCATTTATGGCAAACAGTACACAAACATTCATAGGCCGGGTTCTGCTTGATGACAAACAAGCAAAACAGACTATCGCATTGCTTGAAAAGCAGCTCGAACAAGTTAAGCAAAAAAAGACTGATGCATTCAAAAAAGGAGATGACACCAAGGCTTTCGATAAAGAGATAAATCGAATAAATGCTTCACTCAAGACATTGCGAACCAACCAAGAGCAGGTGAATAGAACATTCAACAATCTTTCTTCTGCCTCATATAAAGAATTGTCTGTTGTAATGAAAACAGTACAAAAGCAGCTACGCTCAGGAGCTGTCGAGCGTAATTCTGAGGAATGGAAAAAGCTTCAGCAAAAGCTCAAAGAGGTTAAGCGAGAAATGAATGCCATCAATAGCGAGTCAAAAGAAACAACAAGTCTTTGGTCTCGTTTCGTTAACGTGCTCAATACCAACTGGGGAGCTGTATCGCAGATTATCGCTGCATACGCAGGACTCTCTATGACCATCCGAAAATGCGCCCAAGCCTATGCCGATATGGAGGAATCCATGGCAAACGTCCGCAAATATACAGGTCAGACCGATGAAGAGGTTCACCGGATGAACGAAGATTTCAAGCGAATGGACACCCGTACGGCTCGTGAGCAGCTCAATGAACTGGCTGGTTCTGCCGGTCGCCTGGGCATCACCAGTAAGGATATGATTGAAGAGTTTGTTGATGGAGCCGACAAGATTAACGTTGCGCTAGGCGATGACTTGGGAGAAGGAGCGGTTGACAAGATTGGCAAACTTGCTCAGATGTTCGGGGAAGATAAGACCAAAGGACTCCGTGGTGCAATGCTCGCCACTGGTTCTGCCGTCAACGAACTTGCACAGAATTCATCAGCCAATGCCGGATATATAGTCGATTTCACCGCCGATCTTTCCGGTGTAGGCATCCAGGCAGGCATGACTCAAGCACAACTGATGGGTCTCGCTTCTGCACTCGATCAGAATATGCAGGAAGAGGCAACCTCTGCTACTGTGTTCTCTCAGCTTATAACCAAGATGTATCAGGAACCGGCTAAATTCGCAAAGATTGCCGGTGTAGAAGTCACGAAGTTCTCAAACTTGATGAAGACCAATGCAAATGAGGGATTGATGACATTCCTTTCTGCCATGAAGTCTAGAGGTGGGTTTGCTGAAATGGCTCCTATGTTTGAAGAGATGCAGCTGAATGGTACTCGTGCCGTTGGCGTTCTCTCTGCAGTAGCTTCACACCTGGACCAGGTAAGAACTGCCCAGGATCTCGCTACCCAGTCATACGCTTCAGGCACAAGTGTCATCAATGAGTTCAATGTCCAGAACAATACTGTGCAAGCCCAGCTGGATAAGGCAAAGAAACGTTTTGAAGACCTCACTGTAGAACTGGGTGAACAGCTCATCCCAGTAACCAGATATGCCATCTCTACCCTGAGCATAGGCATACATGTGTTATCAACATTGATAACTTTTACGTTCACCCACGTCAAACAGCTCACAATAATAGGTTCCGCCATCGCTGTCTGCACGGCTCTTTGGTATAAGGAAACTATAGCCATCAAGCTAAAAGCAGCAGCTACTACATACGCAGCTGCCATAGACAAAGCATATATAGCTACAACAACCCTTCTGCGTGCTGCCATGGTAGCCCTGCAGGCTACATGGGCGTATTTAACAAAGGGCGTGCAAGGCTATATCGTTGTAATGAGGGCAGCCCGCTTAGCCAGTCTTACTAATCCATGGGCCGCACTCGCCACCGTTCTTACGGTGGTAGGAGTTGCGGTTTATGGAGCTGTTAAAGCCTTTACTTCGTATAATGAAGCTATGCGTAACAGCACACAAGAAGCAAAGAACAACAGGGCGGTTGCGGAAGCACAGGCAAGTCTCGCCAAGAAAGTATCTGATGCAACTCTTGATGAACGCAACAAAGTGGATATGCTTAACAAAGTTATCCATTCCAACGCCTACACCGTAGATGAGCGCAGGCAAGCTATCGCAGCCATGCAGAAACTGGTTCCGGAGTATCATGCTTCTATATCCAAGGAAGGAAAGCTGTATAATGACAACCAGATTGCAATCCAGAACTATATCAAAGAGCTGGAGAACGCGGCGATGGCAGAAGCTATATATGAGCGCAAGGTTGAAATCAACAAAAAGAAACTGGAGCTGAAACTTAAAGAAAGTAAAATACGCCACTCTCTTAAAGCAGTTGATGCCGAACGTAAGTCACATCCTGAACGATATGAAAGCGAAGCTGTAGCAGATGCATTTACCGGTCAGCTCATTGAACAGAATGATGCATTAAAGAGTAATGAGAAGCAGAAGAAGATTCATACGCGGAGACTCAAGGAAAACCTGAGCCTGCAACAGCAACTCAATGCAGAAGAGTCCTATTATAACACAGAACTCAGGAAGAATGCAAATCTCCAGAAACTATATAAAAAGAAAGAAAAGAAGAGTCTACAAGGCGAAAGCACAGGAACGAACAGGACAACGGGCTCTACCGGTCATTACACAACAGAGAAGGAGCGTAAAGCAGCCGAAAAGGAGCAAAAGAAGCGTGAAGCTGCTGCACGTAAAGCAGAAATCAAGCGAAAGGCAGACCTCAAAAAAGAGCTGGATGATGCCAAGAAAAGTACCGAGGCTCAGCAGCTGGAAGCCACTACCCTCTACTCTACCGGTCAGATTCGCCTGGCAGAATACAACGACCGCATGGCGAAGATTAAGGAGCAGGGACTTCAGCAGCGCATGGACATCCTTCGCAAATACGGAGAGGCTGAGAGTGAGGAGTACAAGCGTCTGAATGCCCAGAAAGAGAAGATCTCTGCCGATTATGAGCGCAAGCAGACGCAAGACCTTCAGGACCTGGAGTACGACCGGCAAGTGGCAGAACAGGCCATCACTGCCGAATATTACAATAAGGACTCCGACCTCTATCATAACGAGAGTGCTATCAATGAGGCGCTTTTTCAACTCGACCAGACGTTTCTCAAAGAGAAACAGGCACTCTATCTGAAGTCCTCTGACGAGTACTGGCAGATAGCCCGAGAGATTGAGCGCAGTGAGCAGCAGCACCAGTATGACCGCCAAAAGCAATACGATGACACGCTGATGCAGCTCAAGCAGGAGTATCTCACCCTCGGCAATGAACAGCAGATGCAGCTGGAGCTTGCAGGACTGGATGAGGTTCACAAGGCTGGTCTTGTAAGCGAAGAGGAGTATCAGCGCATGAAGATGGGCATCGCTAACAAGTATGCATCCTACAAGCCGGACGCCAAAGATCAGGCAAAAGACGATGCAACCACCGCTCTCGATACCGCCAAGAAGATGACTAGACAGACCGATGACCGTAGCGGTTCGCTCGGATCAGATAATCTCGCCACCATTGCGGGAGGCGCCATTGCTGCCATCCAGCAGCAGAAGATGGTTAATGATAATCTTCAGAAGCTTCGAGAAGAAGATATGATCAGCGAACAGGCATACCAGGATGCCAAGAAACAGATGAATCAAGAGACCTATAAGAATATTGCAGCCATAGCAGGTGCAGCCTTCAGTAGTATCAGCAGTATGATGGGAGCAGCTTCAGCCTACTCTCAGGCATGTTCCGACCTGGAGGTAGCCAAGATTCAGGCGAACTACGACAAGCAGATTTCTGCGGCCGGCAATAATTCTGCCAAGAAGAAGCGACTCGAAGCGAAACGAGACAAGGAGATTTCTGCGGCAAAGACTAAAGCTAACAAGAAAGCGATGAAAATAGAAATTGCTCAGGCAGTCGCTTCTACCGCTATGTCGGCTATCAATGCCTACTCTTCAGCTGCAGCAATCCCTACAGTGGGCTACATCATCGCCCCTATAGCCGCCGGACTCGCTACTGCTGCAGGTATGCTTCAGATTGCCACAATAAAAAAACAGCATCAGGCAGAGGCAGCAGGATATTATGAGGGCGGTTTCACTGGTCCCGGTCATTGGAAGAAAGAAGCTGGCGTGGTTCATGCAGGCGAGTTCGTGGCGAATCATAACGCTGTGAATAATCCTCAGCTCCTTCCTGCCCTTCAGCTCATCGATGCAGCACAGCGCAATAATACCGTGGCATCGCTCACAGCCCAAGACGTAAGTCGTGCCATGGGAACTGGCAGCGCTGCCGTTGTTGCACCTGTTGTCAATGTTAATGCAGACAACGAACAGGTAGGTGCATCTCTCGATAACGTGAGTTCAACCATTGAAAGGCTCAATGAACAGCTCAACCTGGGCATCAAATCATACGTGGTCATTACGGGTCCAGATGGTTTCGACCGCAAATGGAGTCAATACAAGAAAATGAAATCAAACAAATAGTCTATGATTACATGTGTTATTAATGGTATGGCAGCCTATCCGGCTGCCAGCCAATCCATCAAGTTAACATACGCCAACCAGTACGTCACGGACGATGGAGAATATTCATACGACATTAACTTTCCGATGTCGATTATGGATAACCGTAGAGTTTTCCACAATGTTAGCCGCTTCGATGTATCTAAGGTTACCCAGAAGTTTAATGACTGCAAACTGTACGTGAGCGGTCGTTTGATTCTATCGGGTGTAGGAACCATCATCAGCGTAACGGAGGCTGAAATAAAACTGCAGATCGTGGGCGGAAAATCCCGCATCAAGTTCAACGACAAACTAACCAAGCACTACATCGATGAGATTCCATTTGGCACAGCTGACAAACCTGGTTATACTATTGATAAAGGTTTTTCTCAGGGATTTAAAAACCAGCTGAAGATTAAAGACATCTACAGACTGAATGAAAATCATTCGGAGTTCCTGGGAGCGGAAGGTAGATGGTGCTTCATGCCAGTAAGAGACGAAACGAACGACCTAATCGCAAATTTTGTTGGGGTGGATAAAACAAAGCAGTTCATCGGCTACAATGCACCATTTATCATGAACCTGGCAGTTCAGCCAAGCTTGATGTATATCTTCCGCAAAGTGGTAGAATATGAAGGATACACTCTCAAGCGCAACGACTTCGACTGCAAGCCGTGGAACCAGCTATATATAGCTTCGGCCTACAAGACTCGTGAACTGCGCAGGGCGCTTCCACATTGGTCATCTTATACATTCATTGAAGAATTCCGGAAATTCTTCAATGCCTCCATCTACTTCGATGAAGCCCAGAAGACCTGCTGCGTCATCAGTTCCTCAGAGTTGAGTTCTGTAGATTCAATTGAGATAGAACCACTGGATGAATATTCGGCAGACTATGACGAGGACGGTTCTTTCAGTTCTTCATCAACCGCTAACCTGGAGTATAAGCTAGATGATTCAGTCAATAGAGGTAGCTATGAGAGCATCTCCAAGAAGGTGTTCAAAAACTTCAATATTGTCAAAAGCGTTGATTATTTTGGCGAGAGCAACCAGTTCGCCTTGACAACACAGGGATGGAGCGAGAAGAAGAAGAGACAGACCATCATCGAGCACTTCTACAGCTATTACATATATGTAGAGGAGGACAATACCAAGACCTGGCAGTTGGCAGGTTACTGGTCACCGCTTATCAGAGACCAGAACTCCGATGATTACGTTGATCTCTGCATCTCTCCAGCAGCGCAAGTTGTAGAAGATATCAATTTCAAGACAGCATTCTTAGGAGAAGATAATCACTACGAGAAGCGCTGCCTGTTGTCAATACCTAATGACAAGGAAGCGGATTCCAAGGAGTGCGATGTTGATGATGACGGATATAGCTACATATCCGTACAGGATGCCATAGATGATGAGTCAAGCATGGAAGAAAGCGAAGATGAAGAGGAGGTCATGAGTGTTTTCTTCATTCTGCCAGGCAAAGTGCAGGCGTATGACAAGCCATATGGCCATATTTCTTGGGTTGGAAATAAGTCGAGGTGGCCTATGTTTATAACCGATTACCGCATTAATACTGATTATCAGTATGCAGGAGTTAGTTCTATAGGGGACACAAAATTATTCTCTCTGTCTTTGAATTCTACCAATACAGGTGTCATATCACTTGGTAAGTTCCATAATTCAGTTATCAAAATTGATAATCGAAATTGCATGGAAGTCAAGTTCAAGTCAGATGTCATACCGGACCCTTCCAAGATATACATCATCCGCAACAAGAAATTTGTATGCGAAAAAATTGAGCTCGAAATCAAGAATGATGATATCGAGCCAATCTATACAGGTTACTTCTACATGATGTCGTAATCTCCGAGGAGACTAAAGCCCACCTTTAAAGTGCTTAGTCTCCTCGTTTACTTTCATCTGATTCTTGATATAGCGATTAGTCACAGATATATCAGAGTGTCGTGCCTGCTCCTTAGCAACAACTATACCTTGAGCATTGGCCAAGTCTCTAATGCCGGTATCTTTCAAACTGTAGAACTGATACTCCTTAGGAAAGCCTATGGCATCACGCATCTTGCCCCACTCTACTCGCAACTGATTATAAGCCGCTCTCTTTTCACCAGGTTTCAGACTCTTTCCGAAAATGTAGCAATGGCTAGGATGCTCGAAGATCTTCAGTTCTATCATCAGCTTCAGGATTTCATCATTAAGGGCAACCATTCCGTCCTTGCGGTTCTTACTGATGGCAGAACTGATAAAGACAGTCTGATTCTTGATAGATACATCTCCGATCTTTATCTGGGTCAACTCATTCGGACGGATGAAAGTATAATACTCAAAGAGACAAGCCAGAAGGAAATGCTTGTCATGAGTATAGAGATAATCCTTCATCTTCTTGAGAGCTCCAGGAGTCAATGGATTCCGGAACTTCTCTGTTTGCGCAATATTGCGAATATCGATGGCAGGATTCTCGGAAATATACTTTCGATCCATCAGCCAAGTACCGAACGAGACAAACCAGGAACGATAGTTATTCCTGGTTGTAGCTGATACATCACGATCATACATCAGATGATCCAGGAAGTCAATGGCAAAGGCTCGGTCTATCTGATAAGCATATTTGATACTCCTACACTCCTCTATGAAGGTTTCGAGCATCTTGAGGCGGCTGAGATAGTCAATAGAGGTCTTTTCCTTCATCGACTTTTTATTAGTCATTGACTTAATATAATCTCTATATCTACTAAAAATTATTGGTATTTCCGTAAATTGGCGCGACTGGTCAGCATTCACCCATGGGTTCCATCCTGCTGTCAATTTCGCAGTAATATTGTGAATAAGAAGACTGCCCATCATACGCTTTTTATGATCAGACTTATACTTGTTGAGCATATACTTCTTGCGCTTCATCACACCGGAAACTGGGTCACGAGCATAAAAGTCAACATACCAGTACCCGCCCTTGGTATGCAACACAGGAAGCGTGAATCCTACTATTTCACGCGAACTCAAAAAATCGATTTCTTTTGCATTCATTTTTTTTCATTGTCCGTTTTACTGGCCAATGATATTAAACATCTGCTAAATCTAAAAAGTCCCGTTTCTAAAACGGAAAATCGGATAAGAATGTTGAAACCAACTTCTTACCCGATCATTGTTGCGGCGGCAGGACTCGAACATGCGACCTCCAGGTTATGAGCCTGGCGAGCTACCAACTGCTCCACACCGCGATATAATCAACTCATTTCTGAATTGCGAGTGCAAAGGTACGACTTTTTTCCGAACCCGCCAAACATTTTGTCAGAAATCTGCAGATATTTAACAGTTATTAAATAGAATAGCAACAAAACGTACATAAAAGAGGCGAAAACGAGTAAAAAGCAAGCCCGATTGCTCTTTTTCAGAACAATCGGGCCTTATGGAAAAAGAATTACTTTTTCAAAAGTTTCATCACCTTCTCGAAATATCTCTGAGTACGCTTCTTACTGTAATGATTACCGCCATTCCATGAACGAATTGCGCGCTCGATACTATTAAGAGGATTGTAGACACTCTGAATCAATAGAAACATTTCTTTAGATTTAGCTACATTATATCTATCAGCCAAAGTGTAGCGCTTCTTCGATTTCTTGCGCTTCAGAATATTATTACATTCTGCTACTAAAATTGGAGTGATCTGCATCACACCTACAGAGTTACCGCTCTTAGCTTTCGGATCACCCTTACTCTCTACCTGAATGATAGCGTCCATCACTGGAGTCCAGTCCATCTCGCTAGTAGAGGATACATTTCCTGATGTTGCAGCCGACGCTGCATGAATTTCTAATGTCAGCATTAACATGCTAACTAATACCATTGTTATTCTCTTCATATTAATTGTTTTATGGAACCTGAAAAGCTGAAATACAACATCAGAGATTTCGCGGTGGCAACTTGTGAGAAAAAGAAAGGCTGCTCACCTCAGTCCCGTTAGATACCTTAATGGATACCTTCTCACACAACAAAAAGCACAAGATACTGGTATCCTTATTCTTATCGTTTGCAAAGATACAAAAAAAAATCGAATTATGCAAGTAATCGGCTGATTATCAGCGCATTTTTTACGTAATTAAACACTTAGTAACACTTAGGTTTGATATAAATCAATATAAAGGTAAAAGGGTAAAAAGGTAAAAAAGGAAAAAGGAGCTGTGAGGAGCTGTGGGAAAAAGCTGGGCGATAAGAAAGCAGAACTGTGGGAAAAACAAAAAAGCCTCAGAAATCTTTCGAAATCTGAGGCTTTGTAAAAGGAGGCGGCTACCTACTCTCCCGCATTGCATTGCAGTACCATCGGCGCAA